TGTTTCTAAGAAAATAGTTGTTTTAGTTTTATTATTAAACTTATTAATAGAATTAGTATTCTTTTGAATATTATCAGGAATAATATATCCATTTAAAGTTACATCAAAAGTACTTCTAACTACTCTTTCAGCTGTTTCATTTAATTCTGTTTGGAAACCAAATGAATTAATTTTGGCTTGGAATTTAAATCTTTCAGGATTACCCCAATAAGCGTCTGAAGCGTAATTAATTGCTTCAACTATTTTGTTTAATTGTTCTACATAATAAGTAAAAACAATAAATGAATAAGTTACTGTTACATAATCAGGAGCAACTACAGCATAATATTGTTTTTCAGGTTTTCTATTATTTAATACATTAAAAGGATCATATGCATTTCTTGAATCATATGATTTTTGAAATATACCATAATTATTAGGATTATTAGCATCCATTTTATTTGCTAATGTCCTATTTTTTTCTATTGAATTTCTTTTAAATATAATTAAAGGAGCCATTAAATCTCCTTTTGAATCTCTTAAATAACCATCTCTTTGAAATGATTTCCATTTTTCAGGAGAACCATACAATACAGGAACAGGTATAGTTTCCTCATTTTGTATTACAGTAGGTCTAATTACATTTTCGAAATAATAAAAAACAGCTTCATCAATATCTTGAATACCAACAGTATAAGGTTTAACTGTATCTCCTCTCCAAGATTGTTGTAAAGCTCTATCTTTAGGATTATTTTGAGATAAATTAGGATTACCTTGTTGAATATCACTAGGAGTAACTAATGAATTAGCTATCTCTTTTTGAGTTTTAGGGATTGGTTTTCTTACTTTAGCCATTATAATCTCATTTTATCAATACCAACTCTATCACTTGGAACGTAATGAGCAGTACAAACTACAGATAAGTTATAACCAAATTGAGATAAATCTGTTTCTAATGGGTTATTTCCATTTCCATCAGTATAAGGATAATCTGGGTCTTTACCTGTAAAGAATTGTACAACATTTTCATTATCAATTTCCCAATATGCATCTTGCCACATTATATAATCTCCAATTTCAGGAACAACATTAGCATCTACTAAATCATCTCTTAAGAATTTAAAAGTCATAGGCCAATTGAATCCTACTAAATCATCTTGTATAGGTGCAGTTTGATCACCAACTTCTACTAAAGCATATAATAAAAGAGGTTCATTAAATGATCTACCAGTTGATGCTTCACCATACATATTTATTACAGTTTCTTGAACATTAACTTTGTAAAACACTACTTGTTGAGAAATAATGTTTTGCATCAACTCTCTGTTGATGTATCTAAACATTGAAATATCTCGAGATTGTCCAAAAAGAGCCATATTATCCTATAAAAATTGTCATTGGTACTTGATTTAATTCAGTTTGACGTGCGGTTGATTCTGCTGCTCTTCTTTCTAATAAAGATTGTTTTGAGGTTTGGTCAAAATATTCTCTTAATCTAGTAATTAAAGCTTCTTTTTCTGCTGTTGCTGCTGTTATTAAATCACCTTGGTTTAAAGTTACTTCTGCTCCTGGGATAGGAATGGATGAATATTTTCCTCTAATATATCCTAACATTTCTTTAGATAAAGCTAAAGTATATTCAAAAATCCAACTTCTACCAATTGGGTTAATTTGAGAATAAGTTGGATAATTATAAGGAACGTTACTTATATTAGTAATTTTACCGGGGGTATTTGAAATAGCAGAATTAGTTCTTTCATCTACTTTAATATAATTAAACCATAATTGAACTCCATCATCTCCACCTCCAGGAATTGGGAATATTCTTAATCTATTATTAATTAATTGGAAAGTATAGTTAGAATATCTAACTTGATTACTCATTTCAATAGCTTGAATGTTAGCCATATCATAACTTAGAGGCATTAAAACAAAGTTAGTTGAAGGACCATAACCTGCTAACCCCATTAAACCAACAGCCGCTGTAGTACCAGGACCTAAACCAGCCCAAGGACTATATAGTTGACTAATGGCAGGAGTACCCTCATAGAATATTTTTTTAATTTCTATACCACCAGTAATATTTTGAGATGCAGCCCACGCTGATAAATCATAGTCTTGTATACTAGACGTTAGAGTAACAGATCCACTGTACCAATTTACATTACCACCAGTACCTGCTTCTTCAGCATATTGTTGAGATAATCTAACAATATTAGCCATTGAAGGAGTGATTAAAGCATTGTTTAATACTGATGAAGTTGGAGCACCTTCTAAAGATAAATAATTATCTCTAGATTGGAATGCGTATACTTCATTACCATATACTGTTACAGCTTGTTCGAATGCTGTATAAAAGTTTATATCTTGTAATTCTACGTTTTCAATAGGATAACCTAAACGTAAAGAACAAAATCTAGCAACTTTATCAGCGTCAGTTTGGAACTGATAATCGTTGTCGTAAAACCCGAAAGGAGTATCTCCAGGGAAAAATGATGAAGAGCCAGGCCAAATTGGAATGTTTGCCATAATATAATATTTGGTTATAAATATTTAAAATAAGAAAAGGACCTACATTGGGGTCCTTTTAATTTTAAAGTTAGTTTTTAATTAAGCGTTAGGAATAAATTCTCCATTATCAAGATCAATAGTACCATTACCATATTTTTCAGATAATGTTTTACCAATCTCATTTTCTCTTGTTTTTAATTGAGAATAAATTTTAACTAATTCATCATAACGATTTTCAATTTGAATTTTAGAAATTTCTAAATTACCAAATTCTAAAGCTAATGATTGATTTTGTTGTTGAATTTCTTGTAATTGTTGAATCTCTTCTTGAGTTAATTTTGTATTTTCCATATAACATTATTTATTTTATTCTGTTGGGATTCCTGTAATCTTAAAAGTAGATGTAGGATAAAAAACTTCTAATTGTTCTTTTATTTTTGTAGTAACATAATAAAGATATTTATCTACTACTGTATTTCCTACTTCTGTTGTAGGAGCTTTAGCTGTTTCAATATAAAAAGGCCAACAAGCAATTGAACTAACACCTGCTAAATATGCATCTTTAAAAGGATACATAAAACAATCTACAGGTATTTGAGTACCTGCTACAGGATAATGTAATGTTAAACGAAAATAGGGTTGAGTATAAATTCCGTGGTTATACTCAAAAGTATCTGTTACTTGAATAGCCATATATTATAAATATTAAATATTTGAATAGCCATATTCAAAAGGAATTAAATATACATCTAAAGAACTTGAAACGTTTAATGCTTTTGAACGCCCATAAGTATCTCCAGTTGTAACTGATGCAAATATTAGAGAACCATCATCGAATATTGTTCCTGAGAATGTTCCTCCTATGCTTGAAGTTAATTGTAAAAGTAACTGTTCTGTTGTTTGATTAAAAATATCAATGTTTATTCCTTGTCCAGATCCTGTATAATTAAAAATTCTACCGCTGATTGGTGCTGTATAGCTATTTGCTACTAAAATATTTTGACTTCCGTATCTTGTGGATATTGATGTACCTGCGGGTGATTCCCAGTAGAATCTATACTGGTGAGGAATAAAAGTATCATACAAACCTAAAGGATTAGGTTGATTTGTATATCTTTTAACAAAAGGATTTCCAGTAACTGTTGCAATATGGGCACCTAATTCTGCATCTGTTAAAATGTTATTTCTGTATAAGTTTACCATTGGATAAACTCCAAAAATACCTCCTACTTCTGAACCTGTATATTCTACTCCAGCATCATATCTAGTTACGTTGTTTTGATCAAAAGTTGTTATTCTGTAACTATTATCTATAACATATAAACTTCCTGAATTGGTTGTGTTATAATAAAAGGAACTTGATGTGTAAGTAGGTGTTGTTACTGCTGTTCTAGCATTTATAGGATCATTTGAAAAATAATAATTTCTAGCACAACCATCTACACCTTTTGTAGGATGTATGTCTGATATGTAATTTATAATATAGTAGCCATTAATATTAGTAGCATATGTAGCTCCACTATTTGCAAAAAATGAAGAAGTTAAGTAATTTAATCCACGTCTTAATATAACATTGGCTGTATTAGCATCAGCATTACTAGCGGAAACATCAAATCTATGTTGTAAGCTATTCATACCACATAATGTAGCTCCACCATCGGTGTATGATGTGGTTATACTTTGGTTATTTATAGTTACATAAGCTGTTGTTAATGAGTTGTTAGCATCCCAGTTAATTCTTAAAGCACTTTGCTGAAGTATAGGATTTGTTTCAAAAATAGGTAAAACGGTTGTAGCTACACTACTGTTTAATATAAAATCAGTTCCGTTAGGTGTTAAAGGTGTTGGTAAAGACCAAGGTAAAACGATAGTATTATTTACTTGGGTAGTAGTTGTTTTATCATATTCATACGTAACATATAAATTTATAGGTACATGTCTAAAACTTGCATTTGATGCTATATTAGTTCTTAAACCAAAATTATGAGACTGCGAAACATTAGGTAAACTAGATGTTGGTATACTCCATATTAGTCTATCGTAGGTATCAGAATTTTGTGATCTCTCAACGGGAAAGAATGTAGTCCTTGTATTTGAAAATGAAGATGTAATTGATCCGGTTAATTGTATATCATTACCAGCACCGCCAGATTCATTACCTTCAATTTCTATAAAATAATCTCTTATATTTATATTTGATTCTGGTAGAAAACCAGGTGTGACTACTGATTGAGATAGGTATATTTGATAACTTCCCCCATTATAATCATTATCCCCAGTTACTAGAAAACGTAATTTTGTCGGTAATGAACTACTAGAAATAAATACATATTGATCAAAATTAATTTGGTCACCTGCTGATGTTTTGTATAATAATTCACCGCTTGAGCTATTATAAATAGAGGCTGATACAAAAGTAGGTGGGTTATCACCGTATCCTGTAGTTAATGTTACTCTATAACTTCCACTATTTGTAATAGTATAATTACTAATGAAATTAGAGACTTTTACAGAACCACTCTGTGTGAAACCAAAACTAGAATTTTCTACTTGACTTGTATCTATAGATCTAGAAGGTATTAACCTAGGGATTTGGTTATTACCTATAATACTGGCTTGTATAGTTCCGTTTGATAGACCGGTTATAGGTGATTCTAAAGGAATAATAGCAGTTTTAATATAGGTGGTGTTTATATCATCATGTTCATAAGTACAATACAATTTAAAATTAGCATTTTGCATTAAAGATGCTGTACCTACAGAAGGATAATAATATAAAGCAGGTATTAAATTAATAGATGAAGATACTGTTGGTATGTTTGTATTAAAAAAACTAGTAAAATCAAATGGACCTCCTACAAAAGACATATTTTCACCTGACGTAGGTATTGCTGGGTTCCATAAAATAGAAGATGATGTTGAAGACCCGCTAATACTTAAATCTAATTTTAATGAAGCTAATCCACCGTCTGTGGATACTTGAATATCATCATGAAAAGCAACTTCAGCATAAACTGATTTAAATACACGGGAAGAAGTTTCAGGAAAATATATAGTTTTAGAACCAAAAGAGGCTGTAGTATAAGTCAAACTAGCTGTGTTTGCTAATGTAATACTACTAGTTACTGTAGGCCAAGCGTATATTATTGATTTTGCAACTATTGCCATTATTTATAGATTTCTGTTATTAATTGTAAAGTTAAATTTGAAGCACTTGTATTTGTTTCAACATTTATTAAAAATACATCATTTGGATTAAATAAAGTTGTCCATCCTGATACATTATATGAACTAGTAAATTGGTTGTTTATTAACTGAGGTTTATTTGTTGTTATAATAGTATCTGAAGATGTGGGTAATGTATTATTTCTTTTCCAAATATTTAAAGTTGTTGTTGATCCTGTATTTGATGTTAAAATAAATCCTTTTATAGATCCTGAATATGGTGAATAAAATATACTGTTGGTTTTACTTCCTGTTGTTATGGGTGTTGGAATACTTCCTAAATTAAAAGTTATTATTTTTGACTCTGTTATTGATGTTGATGAGGTTCCAAATAATGAACCAGTAAAAGATCCTGTAAAAGAACCGGTATTATAAGAAGAAGTAAAATTATTAAAACTACTAGTTGTAACAAATGAACCCGTATTTATAGTAGTTCCTGCATTTAATGCAAAAGATGCAGTTAGTGCATAACTTGCGGATATAGATTGGTTTGAATAAGAAGAAGTTCCTAGTAATGAACCTGTAAATCCTAAAGTTGATACTGTAGATCCAGTAACAATCAAACTTCCTGTTATTATAGCACTGCCAGTATATGGAAATACTGATCCTGTATTAACAGTAATTGGGAATGTTGAACCATTCCCTTTAGTAAAGGTTATTGTATTTAAATTTACAGATGCTGTGGTTAATAGAGATCCTGTATCTAAACTTCCAGTTCCTGGAGGACCTTGTGGGCCTGGGGGGCCTGGTGTATTTATTTCAAGAACAGCAGTAACTGGTTGAGTGACGGTAATTTGGTTTTGATCACTGTCGGTAATTACTACTATATTATTGTTTTGAGATAAATTAACTTGGTTATCTTGTGATGATATGTAAATTTTATCACTCATTAGCAAATACCGGTTGTTACTTCTTTAGATAATTTTACACCACCCTGTAGTATTCTACTTACATAAGAACCAGAAGCAATTTCTAAATCATAAACAGCTTGATCAAAATTTAACCTTGAAGAACTAATAGCAGAAATATAAAGTTTTATAGATCCTGATGTAGTAGGTGATAAAAACTCTAAACCTGTTCCATCAGCTTGTAAACTACTAGATAGACATAGATAAGTAGTTGTAGATCCTATAGAAGGCCTAATTTGCATTCTCCCTCCAAATCCTGTTAAATCAATAGGATTGTTGTTAGAATCTTTATAAGCAATTGTAATGTCGTACGTTGCTCCTTGTTCTATTACTATATTATATTTACCCGCAGCCATAGTTTGTTTATAAATATTAAAGATACAGGGGAAAATATTAATCTCTATAGGCAGCAAACACTTTTAACACAGGTTCTACTATTTCATGTCTGTGGTTTTTTTCTAATGTAATTACTTTAACTTTGGGTACTTCAATTTCTAGTTTTAAAAAGAAATCAAAACCCGAGTCTTTTTTATTTTTTAAATCACATTGAGACATATCTCCACAAAAAATCATTTTAGAGTTTCTACCTAAACGACCAATCATTAATTCTGTTTGTTTCATAGAAGCGTTTTGTGCTTCATCAATCAAAACATAACAGTTAGAAAATGTATTACCTCTTAAAAATCCAAAAGGAGCTACTAAAACTTGTCCTTCATTAACTAATTTTTCTGATTTTTCTTTACCTACTAACTCATGCATTATATTATATATAGGAGCAGTTAAATAAGCTAATTTATCATCAACTCCTCCTGGTAAATGTCCAATATCTTCACCAGCAGTTACATAAGGACGAGCAATTATAATTTTTTCTATTTCTCTTTTAAACAATTGATCTAAAGCTACTTGTAAGGCAGTTGCTGTTTTACCAGATCCTGCTTTACCTTTTAAAGCTACAATGTCATTGTTTAAAATATCTTCTTTAGCTTTTTTTTGTTCTTCATTCAGAGTAATTCCGAATTTAATTGGATTTTTAGGTATTCTTTTATTTTTAAATACCTCATCCTCGTAATGGTTTGATGCCATATTATTTATTTATTATTTTAACAATCTTATCTATTCCTGCTTGCACATGCATTACATCATCAAGACAAAGTTCAAAATCAAATCTTTCATCTAACGGTAATACTAAATCAACTTGAGAACCCCATCTAATTAAAGAAAATCTTTCATTTTGAGCAAATATATCATTCTGTGAATTTGTAAAAGGAGCAATTACATTTACATCTTCATCAGCAATCTGAATAAGATAATATTTGTAATCTAAAGAAGGTGAGTAAATTTGATTCCACATTCTTTCATTATATTTTAAATACTCCATATTAGCAGGATTAATCTTTTTATTTAAGATATCCTTTTCTACAGCTAACATTGGTTTATTAGTTGACTGTATAGCGTCTAGTGGTTTATATTTTAAAATACCTCCGTAAGGTATGCGATTTATATGAACATCGTAGAACGACATGAATATACCGATAACTAATGAAGGGGTATTGTATTCATCATCGCCTACGACATCTTGTAGTGTGTAATTTAATCCTTTAATCTCAACTATAGGTTCAGTAGGATTTTTAATATATTTTTGATATAAAATAGTTCCATCAGCAGGTGAATAAAAATGTTCGTGGTCAATATAGTTAGGGCGAATTGGGTCTCTAAAGAAAAAAGTATTAGATAATTCTCCAACAGGCATTTTTTGAAGTTGTTTCACTTCACCGTTCAACCATTCTTCTAGCGTTTGTGCCATTATAGTAA